CTTTTAATCTCAACGGATTCAACTTCAACCAGTCCGTGTTAGCAGCTGGTGGTAGGGTTGTCCCTACTTGGGCAGATGTATTGAACCGTGCTAATCTAGGTATGGAAGTAATGCATGAAAGAAATGCTCACAATTTCCCTCTCGACTTGGCAGCTATAGAAGCAACGCCAGTCGTTTAAATCAACGTCCGTTCATCCCTTTAAATCAGGGACGCATGACACCCAAGCATGGAACGGGGCTTGGTACTAGAGGTATTATTATGACTTCAGTAGAACTTCAAGCTCGAATCAAAGAGCAAAGAGACTTTACTAGAGCTACTAAACTCAAGTATCGTGGCGTTGAGTACACCAAATCTTAATTAATTGATGGCTCATCAAAGTAATAAGGTGACAGCTTTTGTTACCTCATTTTCACCCCAGTCTCATCACAACAAACCAGAGGAGCATGAACCTCCAAAGGATGAGACAGATTACAACTCATTGGAGGAAGCCTTATTAGGTGACTCTTAAATTTAACGAGTTATGGCTGGTGGTCTTCGGACTGCTAGCCTTTTTTATTATGGTAGAAAGTATGCACTTAAACTACCATCGGTCAGAGACACCTCAGTGTCGGATCTCTGGCTAATTGGCTTTTGGCCCTGTACGCAGGATACCCTCTAGCCGTCTAGACGGTGGGATAGACCACAAACAATGATCAAAAAATTTGCATGCAAGAAAGTCAATATAAACTTTATCCATAATAATGGCACATCAAAATAATGCTAACAACACTTCCTTAACATGGGGTGGTGTTAATGCTAATAAGGGTACTCCTGATGCGACTACTACAGCGCACAGAAGGAACCTGTATTTAAAATTGTTCAGCGGAGAGCTGTTCAAAGGATTCCAGCGTAACACAATTGCTAGGGATCTAATCACTAAGCGCACACTGAAGAACGGACGCTCATTGCAGTTCATCTTCACAGGTCGTACCAACAGTGAGTTCCATGTCCCAGGACAGAACATACTAGGTAACACCGATGGCGCACCACCAGTAGCAGAAGTAACCATCGAGTGCGATGACCTCTTAATCAGTTCAGCTTTTGTTTATGAACTTGATGAGACACTTGCACATTATGACCTACGTGGAGAAATCTCACGTAAGATTGGTTATGCTCTTGCAGAGAACTATGATAGAAGAATCTTTAGAGCAGTAACTAAAGCTGCTAGACAAGCTTCTCCTATACAGAAGACTAACTTCCTAGAGCCAGGTGGAACACAGATTCGTGTTGGTGCTACAGCTCAAGGTTCTGATGCTTATGTTCCTGCTAACCTTGTAAACGCTTTCTATGATGCAGCTGCTGCACTAGATGAGAAAGGTGTTTCAACTGAAGGACGTGTAGGTGTACTTAACCCTAGACAGTACTACGAACTAATCCAACAGGTTGGTGAGAACGGACTGGTTAACAGAGATGAGCAAGGTGACTCACGTCAGAGTGGTCAAGGTATCGTTGAGATTGCAGGCATCAAGATCTACAAGTCAATGAACATTCCATTCTTCGGTAAGTTTGGTACTAAGTATGGTACTGGTTCTGGTACAACTGTAACAGGTGTAACTGATCCTGGTAACACTGGTTCCTTCGTTAGTGAAGACATGGGTAACCAAGCAGAATCTGCTTCTGGTGCTCCTGATGGACAGCGTACAGTTAACGACTACGGTGAAGGAAACAAGTTCGACAACTCTTGTGGACTTATCTTCCAGAAAGAAGCTGTTGGTTGTGTAGAGGCAATTGGACCTCAAGTTCAAGTAACATCTGGAGATGTATCAGTCATCTACCAAGGAGATGTTATATTAGGAAGGCTCGCAATGGGGGCCGCACCTCTAAACCCAGCTGCTGCTGTGGAATTGATTGCAGGTATTGCTCCAAACACTGGAGTTGCTCAGGCATTCTAACTTATTATTCATATGGGGAGGCTTCGGTCTCCCTTTTTTATTATCAAATTTTATGGCTACCACAACAATTGATCTCGATACCGAACTATCCGCAGTTAACTCAATCTTGGGTAGCATAGGTCAATCACCAGTAACAAATTTAAACTTCACAAACCCAGAAATAAGTTTCATATATAATTTATTAAGGGATTCTAATGTTGATGTACAAAATGAAGGATGGCATTTTAATACAGAAAAACATATTCACCTAACACCTGATGCAACTACAGGTAAAGTACAGATAGCTAGTGACATACTCAAAATGGATATGGCAGATGGCTGGACTAAAAGACAGTACGATGTAGTAAGAAGAGGAGGGTACTTATATGATAAGTTTGATCACACAGATGATTGGTCTGCTCATACAGAAGTAGTATTAGATGTAGTAAAACTATTTACATTTGCTGATCTACCTGAAGTATTTAAAAGATATATAATATATAGAGCTAGTCGTATGGCAGCTACACAGCTAGTAGCTAATCCACAACTAGTTAGTTTGATAGGACAGCAAGAGATGCAAGCAAGAGCTGCATGTATAGAATATGAATGCAATCAAGGTAATCATTCTATGTTTGGATTCCCTGAAGATTCTAGTTATCAAACATATCAACCTTATAGAAACTTAGCAAGATAATGGCAGGTATTACACAAACTATTCCTAGTTATACTGCAGGTATTTCTGAACAACCAGATCAATTAAAAGCTCCAGGTCAAGTAGTAGATACTATTAATTCAATACCTGATTTAATTAATGGATTGTATAAAAGACCTGGAGCTAAACGATTAGGAACTGCACCTTTAACTAATGTACAAAGTGGTGGGTCTTGGTTCAGCTATTATAGAGATGAAACAGAAGGAGCCTATATAGGTCAAGTAGCAGCTGATGGTAGAGTAAGAGTATGGAGTTGCAATGATGGTGCTGAGAAAAATGTATGGTATCATACAGATAACAGTGCATACAGTGGAGGAAACTCTGATCACACAGCTATCACTACCTACCTATCAGCAAGTAATACAGAAGATGTACAAGCATTAACTATTAATGATACTACCTTTTTAAATAATAGAGATACAGATGTAACTACTACAGGTACAACTGATGCTAGACCAGAGGCACACTTTGCTTATGTAGAACTACTGAGAACAGAGAATGGTAGGCAGTATGCTTTAAATATATATAGCAATGAAACTACTACTACAATAAAGAGAGCTACAAGAATAAAAATATCTAGTGATACTCTAGCTGAAGGTAGTGGTACTGGAACATGTCCAGGTATAGGTACACAGGTATTTGGAGGCAGTGATACAGATACTGGAACTAGAAGAAACTTAACTTTTCGTGTAACTGCTCATGGTCAACAAGGTCAAATAGGTAGTTACGGAGATGATGATAATCATGTACCAAATTCAGCTTTTAGTTGTTCATATAATAGGCAAGTAGATTTGTTACATGGTGGAGAGGACTGGGAAACTGGAGATACAACTACAGTCACTCTAACTCAAGCTAAAACTAGTTATGACTATACTATTAGAGTAGAAGATCATGAAGAGTCTCCAGTTAAAGCTAATATAAAAGCAGTTAGACCAGCTCCTACTCCTTTTGATTCAGATACTGCTGTAACTGTTGATACTATATTAGGTAGTATAATCACTGAATTATCTGGTACTGCTATAACATGTAAAATCATAGGTAATGGTCTTTGGTTAACTTCTAATAGTGCATTTAATGTAGAAGCAGTTGATCAAGATATCATGAGAGTTATGGGTAGTCAGATAAATGATGTAACTGCCTTACCTATTCAATGTAGACATGGTGCTATTGTTAAGATAGCTAACACTAGAATGTCTGATGAAGATGATTACTATTTAAAGTTTGTTGGTGAAAATAATTTAGATGGTTCAGGTAGTTGGGTAGAATGTGCAGCTCCAGGTATAGTTAAAAGTTTTAATGCTAATACTCTACCTCATATACTTCAAAGACAAGCTGATGGAGACTTCTTAGTTAAGAAATATACATGGGCTGATCGTTCAATAGGAGATGATGTTACTAATCCTATACCATCTTTCAATGGTAATAAGATAAATAAAGTTATATTCTTTAGAAATAGATTAGCTTTTTTATCTGGTGAAAATATTATAACAGCTCAACCTGGCAATCTAACCACACCTAATTTCTGGGTAGATTCAGCACTAACAGTATCAGCTGTAGATGCTATTGATATATCTTGTTCTTCTACATACCCTTCTGATTTATATGATGCAATAGAGATACCTGCAGGATTACTTTGTTTCAGTACTAATGAACAGTTTTTATTTTCTGCAGATGCTGAAGTAATGAATCCAGATACTGCTAAGTTAAGATCAGTGTCTTTGTATAATTATTATAAAACAGTTCCTCCTATATCATTAGGAGCTACAGTTGGTTACATAGATAACTCTAATAAATATAGTAGATTTATGGAGATGGCTTCTGTAGCTAGAGAAGCTGAAGCAGCTATAGTTAATACTAGTGAGGTGGTACCTACACTTTTACCAAAAGATTTAGATTTAATAGCTAACTCTAGAGAGAATGGTATTGTATTATTAGGTAAAACTAATTCAGATGAAGTAATAGGATATAGATATTTGAATCAGGGAGAGAATAGAATTCAATCTGCATGGTTTAAATGGAAACATAATAATCCTATTAAATGGCATTTTATTGTTAATGATGAATACTTCTTCTTAGATACAGATAACTTCTTACAAAGGATAAATCTTATACAAGCTGATACAGATCCTAGTATAGATCAAGATGATGTCAACTACCTATTACATATAGATAACTATACAACAGTAGCTAGTGGATCTTATAGTGCTACTACTGATTTAACTACATTTACTAATCAGTCAGACTGGATAGATCAAGTTACTTCACCTAATGGTACATTAGTAGTTGTTGATAGTAATACTAACTCTTCTAGAGTAGGTAGATATGCAGAGTGTACAGTTATAAATAACGATGACTTCACATTACCTGGAGATTGGTCTAGTGCTACTCTTAATATAGGATACTTATATGAATACAGTGTTAAGTTTCCTAGATTCTATCTAACAAAAACTGAAGGTAAACAAACACAGTCTGATGTCAATTCTAAACTAACTATACATAGAGCTAAGATTAATTTTGGTAAGATTGGATTGTATGAGACTACACTAAAAAGATTGGGTAAATTAGATTATACTGAGATATATGAATCAGCTATATCTAACCAATATAATGTGTCTGATGCACCATACTTAGATGAAGAGATACAAGAAGTACCTGTGTATGAAAGAAATACAAATGTAGAACTAACTTTAAAATCAAGTCACCCTGCTCCCGCTACCTTAAGATCATTGTCTTGGGAGGGAGACTATTCACCTATGCACTATAGACGTGTCTAAATATATTCACCCTGCAACAATTGAGGCTGCTTTAGAAGTGGCCTCTAATTTACTTCCAGAAGACCGTAGAGAGGTCGAAGAAGGTCATGGGCTAAATCCTATGGAAGAGCTACCTTTAGCTGTTCATAGAGGCTCCTGTGTATGGTTCGAGGTGCCTAACGGCAAGACTGCTGGTATGGCTGGAGTCGGACCTAATGGAGAAGTATGGATGTTATGCACACCTGCTATTCATGACTACCCTATAACCTTCGCAAGGGAAGCAAAGCGATTCATCGAGAGTAGATCTGAACCGCTATTATGGAACATCGTTGATAAACGTAATATTGTTCATTTAAAACTACTCAAGTTTTTGGGCTTTAAATTTTTAAGAGAAATTTTTCACGGACCCAAACAATTAACCTTTATAGAATTTTGCCGTGTGCGCTCCCGATCCTAATGCTGGTATCCGTTACCAAGCTAGACAAGAATGGAAAAAAAAGAATCAGCAATATAAGTCTGCTTCTTTAAAATATTGGAACAGAGAAGTCTCTGCTAAACAACGCTCTAATACTTTAACTAGAGGTTTAAGTAGAGCTAGAAGTGATGTTTATACTAAAGCTTTATGGGCTTTAGGTAAAGGTAGACAAGCTAATGAAAAACTCTACAGAACTAAAGCTAAACTATCTAGGTATGATCAGAAAAGTGGTACATCTAGAAGTTCTAGATATATGACTAGTAAGTATAGAGAGATATTAGATCAACAAGGTAGAATAGAAAATACTCTCAAGACACAGTTCGGTAGAAATATGGATGTCTACGAACAAGGTTTACTTAGACAACATCAAAATTATGTTGCTAAGAATAGACAAGCTTTAGGTGTACGTCCTGAGTATGGTGGTCCAGTTATGATGCCTCCTAAAGATAAGATGGGTCAAATGTTTAATACTATATCTATGGGTCTTCAGTTCGCTTCTTTAGCTATGGCTTTTGCATCTGATAAAAGATTAAAAGAAAATATTAAAGAAATTGGTAAGTCTCCTAAAGGGCATACTATTTATGAATGGAATTATAAGACTAATCCACACAGTCGTTATAGAGGAGCTATTGCACAAGATGTAGCTAAGATAGATCCTATGGCTGTAGACATTTTACCTAACGGTTTATTAGGTATTTACTATGATAAAATTGATGTAGACATGGAGAAAGTATCATGACAGATTCATACTTTAGTTCAATAGGAAGAGCTTCTGATGCTCCTCCAGATATTAGTAAGACCAATTATCTGGACACTGAACCAGATATGGCTAAAGCTGTTAATGAGAATATTGATCAAATCTCAAAATCTTGGGATGATCATTATAACCAGATGATCGAAATCTACAAACATATCCATAAACAGAAAAGTCCTGCTGAAAACTTACTTGAAGTTATGAAGCATGGTAAACAGTTTAAGGATGATTTTGAAGAGTGGCAAGATGAGTGGGAACCTATTCGTGATATGAATGGTAAAATAAATGAAAGAGTAGCAGAGTTAAAAAAAATACATGGAGAGGACTCTGCTGCTTATCTCAAGTCACTACAAACTATAGTAGATGATGATCCTGAAATTAAAAAAGAAGTAGAGAATGAAACTGAATTAGCTACTTCTAGGGAAATAACAAATAAATATAATTATAAGCAGCTTAAAGATGGTAATGTTGAAGACGGAGTAAAAGGTCTTGAAGGTCCAAATGGTCTATTCATGCAAGGTGTTGAAATAGCTGATGATATTAAGAAATTAAAAGAAGGCATCCCAGGATGGTTGAAAGTATCTGATGAAGGTATTAAGCATCACTTAGAATCATTTGGATATACTGCTGATGGTCAACCTATATATAAAAGTCTTAATGAAGCTACACTTCCAGAAGAGAAATTTGAAATTAGACTACGTAATATAGCTTGGTATGCATATCTACATAAAGATGTAGCTAGAGGACGATTCGGTAAATATAAAAAAGAATTTACCGCAGCTATCTTATTGGAACAAGATACTTGGAAAAAAACAGTATTAGAAGATCATGCTGCTGCTAGTTTAGAAATAATTACTGATCGTAATGATACAGAATTCTGGTCTACAATAGATGATAAGCCAGAAACCTTCCTTACTCAAGTAACTACTCATGCTGGTCATCCAGAATTTTTAAATGCTAAAGGTAATGTTAATCATGGATTAGTATTAGATAGATATAAAGAAAAATTAATAGATGGTATAGCAGATGGTAAATCTAAAAACCCTGCTAAATTAGTTGAATCTATAGGTAATCTTGAATTTAGAGCATTCGGGCATCCTGAAGGAACTACTGTAAAATTTAAAGATCACTGGAAAAAGAGATATGCTGAATTAGTAGCTGCTAAGAATGAGTATTATAAAGCTGAACGTCTAGCTATAGAAGCTGAGAGAGAAGCTACACAAGATGCAGAACAAGTAGCGTTAGTAAAGTGGTCTACTGGAAAACCCTACAATGAAATCCAAGCAAAAATTGGAGCATATATGAGGAAGTATAGTCTTTCTCAAGAACAGTTACCAACTTCATTTAAAGATTTACAGTATAGAGGTAAGGAACCAGACGAAGCAATTATCGAAAGAAATGAACGTATCAAATTAACCAGACCATTAACTGAATTAGATATAAAAGATATGGTACCAGGGACTCCTGCATATGAAGGATATGTAGAAGAGATAGAAAACCCTAGATCAGTAGGTTCAGTAGAAGGATACCAGCCAGGTTCAACTAGATATAGAGATGAGGCGGTTTTAGCGAATGTAGCTAAATCGCTTAACATGCAAGTTGAAGAAGCAAAAGGAAATCCAAAAGCTACTCTTAGGAAGGAAAAAGCAATAGCAATATATAATGGAGCTTATTATAATGCTAAAAAAGAGCCTAATGTAACTAATGCTATGGCTCATGCTGAAGCGATGGAACAGGTTAAAGGTCTACTTTTTGATCCAGACGCAACAGAAGCTACTTTTGCAAGAACTTCTACTATAGATGTAGATGCAATAAAAACAGTTAATAAAGCAGTAGCACTTATATCTAAAAATCCTGATCTATTAAATCAATCAAAACCACTTGAAGGTGAAGAACCTCACATTGAATTAGGAGCTAAGTATTTAGATAACTACATAAATGATAGAGGAGGTACACCTCCAACTTACTACAGTAGTGTAGCTGCTAAACTTGGTACAACTGTACCTAAAATAATAAGAACTAGATTAGAGGCTTTAGGTAGAATTAAAGAAGGTGAAGTAGTATTCCCAGAAGAGGGTAAGCCAGGTGAAAGGTTACTAGTTAACCCGACAGCTGCTAAAACTATGAGAGTCTACAATCTGAATGAAGACTATGAGTGGATGTTAGATGCATCTAAGAGTCCAGCAGCTATTGCTAATGGAGGTTATCTTTCTGTCTCAGATTCAGATGGTAACTATACAAGTATAGAAGAAGTTACTGAAAAACCAATGGAAGCCATTACGATGGGTGATGTTGTAAATCTAATAGCTAACGGCTATACTGGTTTTGGTGTGTATGAAATTCCATCTTATAACCTAATGGATATACTTAACACCAACGGAATACCTATGGATATGGTCTTTGATGAAGATGGTCAAGATTTCTTGTATCTAGCTGCACTAAGACATAAAGCTCAGAAAGCTCAAAGGAATACTGGAATAGTTACTGACTATAGAAGACTAGTAAATATTGATAAAGACTTACATGATAAATTTAATGAACTTGCTGGTGATCTAGTTAAAGGTAAGCCTTGGTTAGATCTAAATAACTTATCCCCCGACGTAGCCAAAGAATTCATTAGAGAATTAACACAATAATCAAATGCCAATAGATCCTAATCTACTTGATACCGAAGCTATAGGAGAAGCTGCTGATGCTTCAAATGAGTATATCGAATCAATAGAACAAAAGAAACAAACTAGGGATGCTGCAGTAGCAGCTGAGATCGCAGAAGAAGGTCAAGTCAAAGAAGAAATAGACGATCCTAGAAATGCAGAAGAGTGGGGATTCAAAGCATTAGCAAAAGAAGGACAATCAATCCTATCAGGAGGCTTACAAGATAC